AAGTATACAACGAGAGCGCGGTTATGAGTAGTTACGAGATCAAATACAACATTACCGATTTTGAACGTGGTTTAGGCGAGCTGATACAGCGCCTGGAACACCGCGAGCCGTTGATGCGTGAGCTGGCAGCAGCGATGCACGATGCTGTCGAAGAGAATTTCGCATCGCAGGGTCGGCCTGCATGGGCTGGATGGAGTCCGCGTTATGCCCAACAGCGCCAGGGCGGGAAAATTTTGCAGAAATCCGGTCGCCTGGCTACCAGCATCAACGAATATTCAGACAATGATAGCGCCACTGTTGGCACAAACGTTGTCTATGCGCGTATACAGCAGGAAGGCGGCACAATCAGTATTCCTGCGCGTAGCCAGCGCGCATACTACAGGCAGCACAAAGACGGCAGCGTCGGTAATCGGTTTGTCAAAAAATCCAAATCAAATTTTTCGCAGTGGAACACCATCGGTGAATACAAAATCAAGATTACGGCGCGGCCGTTCCTGCATCTCACAGAGCCAGATGTGGACGGGATGGAAACGACGGCGCAAACTTATCTGCAACGTGTCATTGATGCATAGCGCTGAATGCGTCTGTGCGCTGTTATCGCGTCGAATCCACACCATCACAGCATCGCGAGTGCGTTACTCGCTTAAAATCGTTTTTAAACGGGTTTTAAAAACGGTTGCATCCGTTATCATGACCGCATTAACGACCCCGCCCCGCATTATCACCCACTGAACCCCGTCAGATTATTTTGAAAGTTGTGCTGCCGTACTGTTGCAGCATGAAACTGAAACCGCTTATTGCTGCCCTGTCAGCAGAAATCAATAAGGCCAGCCTCGGCGTCATCCAACTGTTCCCGGCTGGCGAGTTTCGGGCACGCGATGGCCGCCCAACTGAATGCGCCGCTTGGATTATGACGACTGAGGTGGCGCAGGCATTGATCACCGCTGCTGACGCACAGCAGACCCCTTACGTTATCGACTACGAACATCAGACCCTGCGGGCTGCAAAGAACGGTCAGCCCGCCCCGGCAAGCGGCTGGTTTAAAAAGCTGGAGTGGCGCGAAGGGGTTGGCCTGTTTGCTGTTGATGTCGTGTGGACGGACAGCGCGGCGCAGATGATTGCCGATGGCTCGTATCGTTTTATCTCCCCGGTTTTTTCATACGACAAATCAGGTCGCGTCTTGCAACTCCTGCACGCGGCGCTCACGAACACCCCCGCCGTGGATGGCATGGACGAGGTCATGCTGGCCGCAGCCTCGCTCATTGCCGCCACATCATCAACCCAAGAGGACACTGACACTATGGAAGAGTTACTGGAGCGTCTGCGCTGGATGCTGAATTTGCCAATCACAGCAACGGCAGAAGACATTAGCGCCGAGTTAAACAAACTCATTGATCAACTGGCCGCCGCGCCAGCTGGAACGGCAGCGGCCTCCTTTCAGACGCTGTCTGCCACCTCGTTCAATCTGATTGAAAGACTGACCGCTGACGCAGCATCTGTCGCAGCGCTGACCGCGCAGGTCGCAAACCCCGACCCCGCTCGCTGGGTATCAGTCGAAGTGATGCAGCAGTCTGTTGCAGAAGCGCTGGCGACGGCAAACAACAACGTCGCCGCTCTGGCGCAGAAGCAATGCACGGAGCTGATTACCGCTGCGCTGTCTGATGGTCGTCTGCTGCCAGCGCAAAAAGCGTGGGCGGAATCCCTGGCAGCGTCGTCCCCGGACAGTTTGAAAGCGTTCCTGGAAAAAGCGCCCAAAATCGCCGCACTGACCACCACACAAACCGGCGGTCAGCCGCCCGCTGGCGCGCCGAAGAAAGAACCCACGGCACCGGCCGACGAGGTTATCGACCCGGCGATTTGCTCGCTGATGGGCGTTGACCCTGCCGACGTTGCCCAGTTCATCAAGGAGAACAGCAATGAGTGATCGCAACACACCGCACCGCGACGGCGAGCTGTTTGCCGTTCCCGTGGCTGCCAGTACCGAAATTTTTGGCGGGCACCTCATCGCCGCCAATGCCGCCGGTTATGCCGTTCCTGCCACGGCAACGGCCGCACAGGTCACGCTGGGCGTGAGTGACGGCTGGGTTGATAACAGTACCGGTGCGAATGGGGATGCTGACGCTATCGTGCGCCGTGGTCGCGCATGGCTGTTTGCCAATTCAACCGCCGATGCAGTGACGCAGGCGCAGGTCGGGCACGACTGCTACGTGGTTGACAGCCAGACCGTCGCCAAGACCAGCAACAGTAACGCCCGTCCGGTGGCTGGGCGGGTTCAGGCCATCGCTGATGATGGCGTGTGGGTTCTGATTTAAGGAGAAACACTGTGTTAGTGAATGCAGGCAATGTTCGTCAGATTTTTATCAATCTGAAAACGACGTTCCAGAAAGCCTTTAAGCAGTCGTCTACTGACTGGCAAAAGGTCGCGATGCTGGTGCCGTCAACCGGGAAAGAGAACGACTATTCCTGGTTATCCCGCTTCCCGAAAATGCGCCTATGGATTGGTGATAAGGCGATCAAGTCGCTGGAAGCCTTTAACTACACCATCCGTAACAAGGACTGGGAAGCCACTGTCGAAGTTGACCGCAACGATATCGAAGACGATCAGCTGCTGGGCTACGGTATGCAGGCGCAGGCGGCCGGTCAATCCGCTGCTGAACTGCCTGCGGATATCGTCTTTGCATTGTTGAGTGATGGATTTACGAATCTGTGCTACGACGGCCAGCCGTTCTTTGATGTTGACCACCCGGTTGCAGGTCGTTCGGTATCCAATAAAGGCACCAAAGCGTTGTCGGCCGCATCGCTGGCGGCTGCACGTGCCAGTTATGGCGCAGCCCGCACTGCATTGCGTGCAATGAAGGACGATCAGGGGGCATCCCTGCGCATTACCCCCGGCCTGCTGGTTGTTCCACCGGCGCTGGAAGATGTGGCGAACTATCTGATGACGGCTGAGCGCTTCCCGGACAACACGCCCAACACGTACAAAGGAACGGCGGAAGTGCTGGTGGTGCCTGAGCTGAAAACCGATACCGAGTGGTTCCTGCTTGATAACGCGCAGTTGATGAAACCGTTGATCTATCAGGAGCGTAAAAAGCCGGAGTTTGTCGAGCAGACGGACTACAGCAACGACAACGTCTTCTCTCGCAAGAAATTCCGGTTCGGGGCAGAAGCACGCGCCAATGGCGGTTACGGCTTCTGGCAGATGGCCTATGGCTCAACGGGAGTAGACGCATAATGCCAATCCAAATAACAGCCCGCGTTGACGGCTTTCGCCGCTGCGGCATCGCCCACAGCGCGAAAACCCGGACTTATCACGATGACGAGTTCACTGCCGCAGAACTGGCGACGCTGGAGGCCGAGCCGCAGTTGATCGTCGTGCGTGTCAGTGACGAGCACGAAACTGCCAATGATAGTGCTGCACTGTCCGCCGCCCAGGCGCGCATTGCTGAACTTGAAAAGACGGTGCAGGAACGAGAAGCCCAGTTGACGGCCGCGCAGGACGCTGTTGCGGCGCTGACGACTGAGCGTGATGCACTCCAGGCTCAGTTAGCCGCAGCGGCAGATGACGGCAAGGCGAAGAAATAATGTACGCGACCCGCGATGACATGGTGCTTGCATTTGGTGAGCGTGAGTGTGTCTCGCTCACTGATCGGGATTTCGCTGGTGAAATTGACGATGAGGTACTGACTGGCGCGCTGACACGCGCCAGCGCAGAAATCGACAGCTATCTCGCCGGGCGCTATCCCGTTCCGTGGAATGACACGCCGCGTATTTTGGTCGGCCGTTGCTGTGATATCGCGCGCTACCTGCTGTGTGGTGCCGGTACACAGATGACCGATGAAATCCGGGAACGTTACAACGATGCGATTCGTTACCTTGAGCGCGTTGCAGATGGCCGCATCACGCTCGGTCGCCTGCCGTCAGGCGATGTGGTTCAGCCGTCAGGAACCAGCACGACATTCACATCGGCCGGGCGTTGTTTCGGGCGGGACTCAACAGGTGGGGGTGCATTTTGAACACCATCAAAGACATCGAGCTTGCAATCATCGACCGGCTAAAGCGCGGGCTGGGTCGAATTGCGCCGACAGTGTGCTCTTACGGCGGCGAGCTGGACGGCGAACCGGCTAAAATCGCCCGCGCGATGCCAGCCTGCTGGGTCACGTTCGGCGGTATCCAGAAGACCGAAAACGCGAACATCGGGAAGCGCAAATACAAAACACACGGCCGTTTCGTGGTGATTGTCGGTGAACGCAGCGTGCGCAGTGAAGAAGCGTCACGCCACGGTGGTGCGCGGCTGGATGAAGTTGGCACGTACCGGATGGTGACGGCTGTTCGCCGCCTGCTGTCAGGTCAGGATATGGCCGATGCCGGTCTGCGTATCCAGGCGCTGATGCCTGGGCGCGTTAGAACGCTGTTTAACGCGAGCCTCGAACAACAGGCGCTGTCGGTTTTTGCATGTGAGTTTGACACGGCGTGGATGGAAGAGGCGCTTGAAAACGGCAAGTACCCGCTTTCTGGTGTCGCACCATTCCACCCGGACAGCGTTTTCAACGGCTACGCAGGACAGGCCAGCGAAGAAGACCCGGACTGGCTGCGGACGCACTTCAGCTACGACATTCCACAAACACCGGCCTGGCCGGATGCGGAGGACATTATCCAACATGTCACAGATAACAGTTAAAGCGGCAGCAGGCGTGCGCGTGCCGCGTGAAGAAAACGCACGGCGTTACATCATCGACGATGCTGAGGTGCAGGTAGAGCGCACGGCGTATTACCTGCGACAGATAGCGGCGGGCGACCTGCTGGAAGTCAAGTCGGTGGTGACCGGGCCGAATGTGAAGACCAAGGCGGAGGCAAACAACGATGGCCAGCCCTAATGTCACGTTTTACGAAATTCCTGGCAGCACACGCAAACCCGGCCGCTATTTCGAGTTCAATACCCGTCTGGCGGTGCGTTCGCTGCCGGGCAATCAGCAAACAGTATTGATGCTGGCTCAGATGCTGCCGACCGGCACGCAGCCGCCATTAACGGCCGTCGATGTGTTTTCCTCCGACGAGGCGGAAAACTATTTCGGCGCGGGTTCGATGGCACATCTGATGGTGGTCAGTGCGCTGACCTGTTACAGCTATCTGCAATTACAGGTTATTGGCATCAGTGATGCTACCGGGGCGCAGCCCGCTACGGGCACGGTCACAGTGACAGGCCCGGCCGCAGGTAACGGCACGATGAGTGTGTGGGTTGGGACAACCCGCGTCAACGTTGCAGTATCAACCGGTGACACTGCTGCTGCCATTGCAAATGATATGGCGGCGGCGCTGAATCAACAGGCGGCGCTACCGGTGACGGCGGCGGCGTCAGGCGGCGTCATTACGTTCACGGCCAAAAATAAAGGCGCGGCGGGTAACGAAATCGTGCTGCGTGCAACGGCAACCGCATCGGGCGTCAGTGTTGCAGCAACAGCAATGACCGGGGGCGAAATTAACCCGGACATCGCACCCGCGCTGGCACAGGTGTTCTCAGCCGGTCATAACATCATCGTCTGCCCGTATGCCACACAGGATGCGCTAACTGAGCTGCGCTCGCACCTGGACAACGCCTCCGGGCCGCTGGAGCAGCGTGGTGTCATCGGCGTCACTGGGTGGAAAAATTCACTGTCAACCGGCATCACGCTGACGTCGGGCATTAATGCCGGGCGTATCACGGCGGGATGGCACCGCGACTCTGTCTGTACCGTCGCACAAATCGCGGCTGGGTATGCCGCAATGGTTGCGAGTGAAGAAGACCCGGCGCGGCCGCTCAACACCCTGGCAATGTCTGCGCTTGACGTGACCGCGCTGGCGTCACGCCCGATGCGCACCGAGCAGGAAAAGGCGCTATACAACGGCCTGGCTCCTTTCGAAATCGGCCCCGGCGACACGGTGCAGATAGTGCGTGCCATTAGTACTTATACCAAAAGCGCGGCCGGTGTTGACGATGTGGCTCTGCTGGATATCACAACCATCAGAACGCTCGACTATGTGCGTAAAGCGTGCCGTGAGCGCATCACGCTGCGTTTCCCGCGCGACAAGCTGAGTTCCCGCACGCGTGCAAAGGTTCGCAGTGAGTTACTGGATGTGCTCTACAAGCTGGAAGAGCTGGAGATCATCGAGAACGTCGATGCGAACAAAGACGCGCTGATTGTTGAGCGTGATTCGCAAGATATGAACCGGCTGAATGCTGCTATCCCTGTTGATGTTGTGAATGGGCTGCATGTGTTTGCGGGCCGCATCGACCTGCTGCTGTAGTAACGAGGAAAAAATAATGGCGATTGAAGAATATGTTGGCTCGATAGTCATGGAAGTTGACGGTGATGAACTCGAAGTCACAGACCTGAAATTTTCAGGTAAGACTGGCAGTAAGTTAGTTAAGACCATGAACAGTACGGGTCGAGCTAAAGGATTGGCGCGAGGTATCGCGGAATATCAACTTGTTGCGACGGTAGTCATTCCCCTGAAGGGGGACAAAGACTGGGAGGGTATGAGAGGTGTGAAAATCACGCAATACCCGCTGTCCGGGTCTGGCGGCAAGCGCGTGACGTACATGGACTGTTTCACGACGGACTGGAGCGCGCAGTACTCAACGGACAACGAAGCGAAGCGCGATATCACGTTTCAGTGTCTGCGTGTGGTGGAGGAATAAATGGCTCAGTTACTGCACGGAATTGAAATCGACGGCCAGCTTCACTTTGAATTCAGCGCCCGACTGCCCGTGATCGGCGACACTGTTGATGCGCTGGCCGTGACGCATGATGCGCGCGGTACAACCGAAGGACCGGCTGCGTCGCTGTTCTACCGCGTCGCAGTCACATCAAGCGTGCTGACCCTGGCGGGTGTCGATGCTGAAAAAATCACACCGGAACTGCTGCTGGAGCAGTTATCTGATGATGATTTCGACGTCATCGACGCGGAGATTGAAAACATCAAAAAAAAGCGGATGCGCGAGAATCCCAGCTTGCAGGATACAGAGCAGCAGTCCTCGCCCTCGGCCGCTACGGCATCACCGAAGACCGCATAGCAACAATGACCCGCCCGGAACTGGACGGGTATCTCAACGCGCTGGCTGTACTGAATGGCGGCAAGCCTGCCGCCGATAAGCAACAGTCAGGTAGCAACACCCGCGTTATTAAGTCGATGAGAAAGAAACGCAACAAAAGAGGCAAATAAATGGCGCGCAATCTGCAACTGGCGTTAACGCTGACCGCGAAAGATACCGGCTCCCAGGTGTTGCGAAAGGCGATGGCCGACGCGGTGACGGCAACGAAAAATGCTGAACGGGCATCAACTGAACTGGCTACCACGCAACAGAAAGCGAGTACCACCGGCATCCAGGCGTCGCGTGCTCTGGTGTCTGAGTTTCAGCGCGCAGCAAATGCCAGAGAAACACTCGGCATTCGTTCAGAACGGCAGATACAGCGCGAGATACAGCAGACGATTGCGTCTTACAACCGCCTGACACGTAGCGGCATGTTGTCAGCGAATGATCAGCGGCGGGCGTTTGCAGCGATGACTGAGCAGTTGACGCGGCTGCGCACGGAGCTGAACGGTACGGCTAGCGCGATGGGTAAGTTCGAACGACTGCGTAATGCCGGGTCGAACGCAATGGCGGTGGCGGGTGGTGTTGCTACAGCTGCGGCTGTTGTATCGCAGCCCATTAAAAAGGCGGCATCGTATGAGTACACGCTAGCTAACATGGCAAACACTGCATATGCAGACCGCGATATTGCGGGGCGTAAAGCGGGTATGGGTGAGCTGGATCAGTTAATCCGTCAGTCCGTCAAAACAGGCGGCGGAACAAAGGAAGGAGCAGCGGAAACGCTCGATACGCTGCTTGCATCCGGTGCCGTCGAAATGGATTCGGCCAAAACGCTGTTGCCTGTCCTGCAAAAATACTCGACGGCGACAGGGACTGACTCAAAAGACCTGGCGCAGATTGCGATCCGTTTAAAACAGACATTTGGCATATCGGATAAGGACATCGGCAAAGCCTTGAATATGGCTATCTCTGCGGGTCAGGGTGGTGGCTTCGAACTCAAAGACATGGCTAAATGGCTACCTCAGCAGTTGGCGTTCGCAAGTAGTGTCGGGATGAAAGGTCTGGATGATTTTTCAGTGCTGCTTGGTTTAAATCAGGCGTCAGCTATTACCGCTGGATCAAAAGACCAAGCAGGTAATAACGCGGTCAACTTGCTGCAAAAAATCAACAGCCAGGATGCAGCCAATGCGGCAAAAAAAATAAAGATTAATGGTAAGGGGATCGACCTGCCAGGTTCTATCGCGGCGGCGCGTGGCAAAGGTATGAATGCGCTTGATGCGTTTGTTGAAATTGTTGATAAGGTCGTCCAGAACAACCCACAGTACAAGGCGTTACAGGAAAAGCTGGCTTCTGCGAAAGGGGCTAAACGCCACGAAACAATGGAATCGATGGCGAAGATATTGGAAGGATCGGCTATTGGTTCGATGGTTGCGGATCGTGAAGCATTAACAGCGCTGATTGCGTATAGCAATAATAAGAAGTATGCAAAAAATATCGTAGAAAATGCTAACAAACAGCGCGGCTTGCAAGATGGTCAAACCGCCGGGGATATGAATTTTGAGTTGATATCAGGCACAGGTGAATTTAAAGGACAGCAACTCGCTAACGCCTCCGATTTTGCGCAAATCGACAGTGTGAAGCCGTTAACAGGCGTTCTTGGTGATGTGTCTGACAAGTTAGTGAAATACGCAAACGAGTATCCGGGCCTGACAACTGCCGTGGCTGGGGCAACCACAGGGATTAAGGCAATGACCGGCGCAGCAATGGTGTTCGCTGGTCTGAAATTCCTGTCTGGCGGTGGTGTCTCTGCGCCACCCGTACCCGGCCCGGTTCCGGGTAGTGGCACGCCAACGCCTGCGGGGGGCTGGATGGCGCGCTTCGGTGGTATTGGCCGCCTGGCCGGAAAAGTGGCCGCGCCATTCATGTTGTATCAGGCCGCTCAGGATGCGCCACTGGTGCAGGTTGAGCGCGGTGATGCGGCAGCGCGCGAACGGCTACAAAAGAACAACTACAAAAGCGACACTGAACGCATGAAAGATGCGTTAAAGGCTCAGCCTGGCGCGTTGGATGCGTGGGACGAAGTCAAAGCATGGTGGAGCAAGCCCTCAACAATCGGCCAGGGTGCGGGCGGTGTCACACCGTCGTATCTGATGCAAATCCCACAGCAGCCGGTTGCCGCCCCCCAGCCCCAGCAGCCAATAACGCACGTCACCCGGCTGGAGGTTGACGGCCGTGTGCTGGCGGAGGCCGTGAACGAGTACAACGGCACGCAAGCTGTTCGTGGTTCAGTTGGGGGCGGTTACTGATGGCCTGGGCTGACAATTTGCAGGATGCGAAGTTTCGCGGTATCCGGTTCGATGTCGTAAACGTCAAAGATGGCGAGCAACGCGACATTGCCCAAGACGAATACCCGTACATTGACGGGGCTGACGTGCGCGATATGGGCGCAAAGTCGCATTCAGTCAGCCTGCGTGCGGTATTTTTCGGTGATGACTACGAAAGCCGTCTACAGACGTTTCTCGAAGCGCTGCGCAAGCGCGGGGCTGCGGAACTGATACACCCGGTTTTCGGCTCAATGCCGACCATGCAGGTTGCGGACTGGAGCGCAGAGCATGACGCAGACAGTATCGATTACTGCACTGTGGATGTGCAGTTCGTGCAGTCAAAACCCGGCAATCCGTTTTTTGTGACTGATTACCCGCAGTCAAAGTCGGACGCACTGTTTAATCAGTCGCAGTCGCTGATCGACAGCACGAACTCACTGATGGAAAACGCCACAAAGCCGTTGCGTACAGCAAAAACGATGATGAACAAAGTCAAAGGGCTGACGAACGGCGCATTAAACATGATTGCGGTGTTCCGCAGTGACATTTCTGGCTTTGTTGGCGGCACGACTGATTTTCTGAATTACCCCGGCGCGTTCCTGAGTGATTTGCAGTCTGCGCTGTCGCTGAAAACCGGGGCGTCAAAATCCAGTCTGCATTCATCTTACGTGGGCAACTACAGTGGGGAGAATGCGGCGACGGAACAAGCAGCGGCAGCAACGGCGTATACAGCATCCCCCGCCGTGGTGATGTCCGACTGGTCAAATACGCAAACCGCCCTGACGTCGGTTCAAGCACTGCCAACAGATATCATGACCGGCAGCGTTGACACGGCGGTTGATATGCCGCCGCAGCTCACAACGGCGGATATCGCTGAATTAATTGTGGTCGTCACAATTGTTGTTGCCATCGAAGCAGCAGCGGAAGCAGCAGGCGTGCTGGAAGATACGGCTATCACGTCGGTATTGACGCCCGATGACGTCGAGAAAATCACCAGCGATACGCGCACGATGATCCAGACCGCGATTGACAGCACGCGCACCGCATTTGAGCCAGCGATGAACGATATCAGCAGCAGCGAGCAGCCGACAGGTCTGACATATCAGCCCGTCATCGAGCAGCTAAAAGGCATCGCGCTGCTGGTGCAGGAGATGGCGGCGTCGGTTATCGAATCGAAACCGCAACTGATTCAACGCACTGTCGCGGCCCCAGGCAATCTGCACCTGGTTGCGCATTTATGGTACGGCGACTATACGCGCGCGGACGAATTGCAGCGGCTGAACCCGCAGGTGCGTGACCCGAATGGGCTGGTCGCGGGGGACGTGCTCAATGCCTACGCAGAGTGATAACAACACAGTATCCATCATCGTCAACGGCAAAGCGCACAGTGCATGGTCACGCTATCAAATCGACAGTGATTTTCTGGTTCCGGCTGACGCATGGAGCGTTAGCCTCGGATTGCCTGGCGGTGCATTTCCGACTGGTATCACGCGTGGTGCGCCTGTGCAGGTAAAAATTGGCAGTGATGTGGTGATGATCGGGCGCATCGACCGCATTCGCCGGGCGGCAAACAAGCGCGGCCTGACGCTTTCGCTGAGTGGCCGCGACAACATGTCTGTACTGGTAGATTGTGCGGCACCACTGCTGACGTCGCGCCAAATCGGGCTTGAGGAAGTGATCGCACAGGTGGTTCGGCCGCTCGGCATCACAAAAATCCGGCTAAACGCAGAAAGTTCGATTCGTAACGATAAAGTAGCGACCGAACCTGGTGAGCGCGCATGGGATTTGCTGCACCGTGCCTGCGCCGGTCGTGGGCTGTGGCCGTGGTTTTCCCCGGATGGGACGCTGATGATCGGCGGCCCGGATTACACCGCCCCGCCCGTCGCGACGCTGATTTTGCGGCAAGACGGCAAAGGCAATAACGTGATTCAGCTCGACGACGAAAGCAGCGAAGACCGCTCGTTCTCTGAATTAACTCTATTAGCGCAGGGCCATGCACACACGACAAAATCCAAAAAGCTGGGGATTGTCGATGTTGATGGCACGTCGACAGCAACCGTTTCTGATTCTGATGATGACGACAACGATGATGACGAGCTGGACATGTACACCGGCACCGCGGAAACCGGTCTTCACGGTCTGAAAGCCAAGGCGTATGACCCAACAGTGACGCACTATCGCCCGCAAATCATCGTCTGTGGTGATGCGGAGAGCCAGGAGCAGATGAACTACCGCGCCCGAAAGGCAATGGCCGATGCGCGCCTGGCAGGTTACGACCTGACGGCGGTTGTTGCCGGGCATCGCACATCGGATGGTAAGTTATGGGAGCCAGGTCAGCGCATCCACGTTATCAGCGACGTACATGGCATCAACGCTGTGTATTTCCTCATGGGGCGTGAGTTTGTCGGTGGGCGACAGGACGGCGTGCGCACAACGCTGCGGCTTAAAGAGGACGGCGTCTGGATACCTGACGCGTTCCCGCGCAAGAAACGCAAGCGCCGTCGCAAACACAAGCAGGAGCTGGGGATTGTCGAT